GAGCAAGATATGCAAGTTGCAGAATCAGGTTCTGGTGGGTCTAATACTACTGCTAATATTCAAGGTGGAGAAGAGTCTGGTGAGATTGAAGCAGAAACAGATGAAATGTTCACTGATTCTCTCAAAGAACTATCCAACACAACCAAAGATCAAACTTATTATGTAGAATTACCAGAGGTCAATCTTAAGCACTTTATTATTGATAATCAAAAGATTCATGATGATATGAATGTAGAGTGGGCAGAAGAGCAGGAAAGAACTACAGCAGATTATATTGAAAGAAATCCTGATTACAAAACTAAATCAAACATATTTGATACTGGTAATCACACACATCCATATAACCCATTCAATCTATTTGAACATGCTGATGCAGAGTTCAACAAGTTCAAAAAAGATGCACAAAAAGAAGTAAACTATCTTGTTAAAGAATTTGAGTGTAAGAAGTCAGCAGCTGCATATGCTCGTGCAACTACAAGTCGTACAGGTGTTCTTGACACATCTAAACTACACACTTACAAATTTAATGAAGACTTGTTCAAGAAAGTCTCAGTGGTGCCAGATGGTAAGAATCATGGATTGATATTCATTCTTGATTGGTCAGGTTCAATGTCAAATGTGATGATGGATACTATCAAACAATTATTCAATCTTGTATGGTTTTGTAAGAAAGTAAACATACCATTTGAAGTCTATGCATTTACAAATTCATATCCAAATCCAAATCGTGAAGAGATAGTACAAAAGGATCTCACCTTACATATGGATGGTTGTTTTTCCCTTCTTAATATTCTTACAAGTAAAACAAGAGCAAAGGATATGAATGAGCAGTTGAAGAATATTTTTAGATTAGCATTTGCATTTCAAAATCGTGGTGCATACTATCGTTGTCCTCTTGGTATGTCTTTATCAGGTACACCATTAAATGAAGCACTTGTATGTTTACATTCGATACTACCTCAGTTCCGTAAGGAGAATGGTTTACAGAAAGTGCAGTGTGTTGTATTAACTGATGGAGAATCTCAATCAATTAGATTCAATCGTGAATTGCAGAGAGATTGGGAAGAGAACACTTATATGGGTTCATCATATCTTCATGACAATTGCTATATCCGTAATCGTAAGACAGGTTATGTTTATGGTCTTAAAAATATGGGATATTATGGAGATGCTACTGATGTTTTACTTCAAGATTTACGTCAAAGTTTTCCAGATACAAACTTCATAGGTATTCGTCTTATGCCAAATGGTTGGGCAAGTTCATTCATACAAAAATATACTGATGGTCAAGAGTATGAAAAGTCTATGATTCACTGGAGAAAGAACAAAACAATCTCATTGAAGACCTCTGGATATCATGTATACTTTGGATTATCATCAACTGCGATTGGTAATAATGCTGAGTTTGAAGTTCAAGAAGATGCTACAAAAGCACAAATTAAGAAAGCATTTAACAAGAGTTTAAAGAGTAAAAAGATGAACAAAAAAATTCTTGGAGAGTTCATTGAGTTGGTTGCGTGACAATCAACAAAGTGTCTACTAAGGGGTCACACACCCCTTTTTAAATGCTATTATTAGTACATAAATAAATCACCACATCATGACCTACGTACCATTTACAATCAAAATGACAACCGAAGAAATAATTTCAAAGTTAAAAGCATCTTTCGGTTCTGAGTTTACTGCTACTGAAATCAAAGCATTCTGTGCAATGAATGACATTGCATATGCAACAGTAACTAAAAGATTAAAGAATTTTAAAACAGCAAAAGGTAAGTGGAATCTTGAAGTTACAACAGCAGCAGTTGAGAACATTGAAAAGTCTTTTAATTCTCCTGCAGTTGAACCAGATGCTGAAAGAAATCTTGTTCCAGAAAAGGATAATACTTTTGTTAAGTTTGGAAGTTTTCCTGACATCAAAAAGATAATACAATCAAAATTATTTTATCCAACTTTCATTACAGGTCTCTCAGGTAATGGTAAGACATTTGGTGTAGAGCAAGCATGTGCTCAGTTAGGTAGAGAAATTATTCGTGTAAACATTACTATTGAAACAGATGAAGATGATCTTATTGGCGGTTTCCGTCTTGTTAACGGTGAAACCGTATGGCACAATGGCCCAGTCATTGAAGCCCTTGAACGAGGTGCAATCTTGCTTCTTGACGAAATCGACCTTGCATCAAACAAAATCCTCTGCCTTCAAAGCGTCCTTGAAGGAAATGGAGTTTTTCTTAAAAAGATTGGCAGATTCGTTAGACCCTCCAGAGGATTCAACATACTTGCCACCGCAAATACTAAAGGTAAGGGTTCAGACGACGGAAGATTTATTGGAACTAACGTGCTCAATGAAGCCTTCCTTGAAAGATTCCCAGTAACATTTGAGCAAGCATATCCTGCACCTGCACACGAAATCAAGATACTTAAGAATGTTGCATCAACACTTGGTGTAGATGATACAGAATTTTGTAAGAGATTAGTTGATTGGGCAGACATTATTCGTAAAACATTTTATGATGGTGGTATTGAAGAGATCATCAGTACTCGTAGATTAGTTCATGTACTTCGTGCATTCTCTATCTTTAATGATAAGGAGAAAGCAATCAAGGTTTGTGTAAATCGTTTTGATGATGAGACTAAGCAATCATTCTTAGAGTTATATGATAAAGTAGATGCAGACTTTGAAATCACAAGAGAACTTGACATAACAAAAGATGAAGCATAGAATTAATCCTGATACATATATGCGTTCTAACTGGAATAACCCTGCTCCAGTTAGATACCGCAGAGGTAATCTCGAAAACAGAATTAGTATGACAATACTATGGGTTTATCTTATTATATTTGCAGCTATGTTTGCTCGTGGTCTTATCTTATTTTTAAGCAGATGAATTTGTGGAAAAACTATAAAGATGTCTTACACAAAACATTCCCTCTTCATAATAAAGCAGGGAGTGTTTGGGCAAATTGGGAAAGTAAAGGAACTTCTCTTACAGCAAAAACTTATACAACTCAATATTTTATTAAGTCAAGAGAAGTAGAGATATGGGATGATAAGAGTTGTATTTACAACAATATCATCTATCCAAAAACAGGAAGTAATCTCCCTTGTTTTGGAATGGACTTAATGGGTTTCTTTCATAAGAAAGTTATTATAGTTTTTGATTTTCAACATCCAAAAGAGAAGTATCCTTTCTCAGTTGAAGGTCTACCAAAGAGTGAAGGAGATTATCGTTTCTTTGAACCTGGTAATCATTTCTCTGATAATATCTACATTGCAAAATGCACTATGGATGAAGTTGATGAACACTTGGAAATGTTCACAACCTACTTGACAAAGTACAAAGAGATGGTAGAATTAGAGAAACCCACTGGAATTGAAACCAGTGAATATAAAGATTTTGATGCATATATGACTAAACTTGATCCAGTAGCAGGTTATCTGTCTGGTAAGTTTGGAAAAGACAAAGCAGAGAGTCTAGTCAACGATTTTCTTTTTACTTATGGCTAAATCAAAATATTGGTACGATTTTAATCGTAATGATCCTGACAGGGAAAACCCATTCACCGATGCTTTTGATCATATGATGGGAGAAATGGTGGTAGGTGGTGGTAATACTGCTTATGAAGATGATGGACTTGATTATGAAATAGATTACATGGCTGATGTAGATGAACGAAGTGCACATCATTTTAATTATTACGGAGACTTAAAAGAATCAATGGATTACGAACCACGACCAAATAATCAATACAAGTATCATGAAGAAGAAATTCTAAAAGATATTGAAGATTATGTTTCAATGACTTATAATGGTCACTACACAGGAACAAAACATGAGTTCCGTAAAGTACAGACTATTGACTTAATGGCAGCAAGAGATATTGCATCTGGTTTTTGTCAAGCAAATATTCTCAAGTATGGAAGTCGTTATGGTAGTAAGAATGGTAGAAACAAAACAGACTTGCTAAAAGTCATACACTATGCTATGCTACTATTACACTTTGATGGACATTATGGCGAACCATCAATGCCTTCTGGTAACTTTGACCAAATGCCTTAAACATAATGAATTTAAAAGAAAGAACTATGAAATTATCTGACAGCACTTTAACTGTTCTTAAAAACTTTGCAGGTATTAACAACTCAATACTAGTTAAAGAAGGTAAAAAACTTAGAACAATATCTGTTGCTAAAAATATTCTTGCAGAAGCAAATATTGAAGAAGAGTTTCCTCGTGATGTGGCAATCTATGATTTAAACCAATTCCTTAATGGTCTTGGATTACATGCAGATCCTGATTTAGATTTTAGTCCTGAGTCATACATTGCAATTAAAGAGGGTAAGAGAAGAGTAAAATATTTTTATGCAGATCCACAAGTAATTACCGCTCCTCCTGAGAAAGAAATTAATCTTCCTACAGAAGATGTTTGTTTTCAATTAGAAAGCACAGCATTGGATAAGTTACTTAAGGCTGCTGCAGTTTATCAATTACCAGATTTATCTGCAGTTGGTGAAGCAGGTGTTGTTAAACTTGTTGTTCGTGATAAGAGAAATGATACATCAAATGAATATGCTGTTGTAGTTGGTGAAACTGATAAAGAGTTTGTATTTAATTTTAAAGTAGAAAATATTAAGATTATACCTGGTGCATATGATGTTATAGTATCAAGTAAATTACTCTCTAAGTTTTCTAATACTCGTTATGATTTACAGTACTACATAGCATTAGAACCAGATTCAACATTTGGATAATGTATAACCTCACAGAGGAAGAATGGGAATGTGTAAGGGTGTGTGTAGCAAATGCACCCATACCCTATGACATTAGAAAGAAAAAAGTACCTGTTGCTATTTTAGAAAAGATAGGAAAACACATTGAACATCGAGAAGAGGGTATACCCAAAGTAAAATATGATTTAACACCTTACGGAATATTTGACGATGAATAACATAGGATTGGAGATAGTATTTTGGACAATACTATCAGTTTACTTACTAGCACAAATAGGGGTCTTTAAGAAGAGATGAAAGTAACTCAAGAACACATTGATAGGTTGCAAGAGTTAATGAACCATACTAAAATGAATGGTGATATGAATTGGTTAGATGGTGATGAATTAGAGTTTGGTCTTGGTGGTACTTTTGCAGCAGATAAATTTATTTCAATTATTAATCGACGTACAAATCCTAGACCTACACCAAATAAATGAGGAAAAGACTTGGAGTTATGTGCTCTGGTAATGGCACTAATTTTCAAAACATAGTTACAAATCAATTATGTAATCATCACGAAGTTGTATTAATGATACACAATACAAAAAAATGTGGTGCGATTAAAAGAGCAACTAAGTATGGAATACCACACGTAAGAGTTCCACATAAAAATGAAGATGATATGATAAAACTTTTTGAGGTTTATAATGTTGATCTTATAATATTAGCAGGTTATATGAGAGTATTAAAAAAACCATCTGCATTTCCTTGTCCTATTATTAATGTGCATCCATCATTATTACCAAAGTATAAAGGATTACATGCAGTAGAACAAGCAATAGAAAGTGGAGATAAAGTTACGGGATGTACAGTTCATTATGTGAATGAAGAATTAGATGGAGGAGAAATAATTAAGCAAGCAGAGGTTCCAATATTTAAAAATGATACTGTAGAGGAATTAACACAAAGAATACAAAGAGAAGAGTATCGTATTTTACCCGAAGTTATAAACACATTATCATGAAATTTAAAGCAACAGTTTTTATTAGATTAAGAGAGTCAGTATCTGATGCTGCAGGAAATGCAGTTAGAGCAAATGTTAATAGAATTGCTCCTGATATTGAAGTAAGTAGATTAAGAATTAATAAACTTATTGAGTTAGTTCTTGAAGCTAAAGATGAAAAAACAGCAAGAGAACAATTAGATTTATTAAGTGATAGATTATTTGCCAATATTGTAATTGAAGATTGGAATTATGATTTAGAGGTGGTTGAATAATGTCATTATTAGTAAAGGGAAAAGTAAAGACTGTTTTTGAACTTGAAGATCCTGATACTGTTTTAATTCAGTATGAAGATAAAGTAACTGCAGGAAACGGTAAGAAGGAAGATTACCCAGAAGGTAAAGGAACTTTATGCTGTCAAATTTCTAAACTTATATTTAAAAAATTAGAAGAATCTGGAATTAAAACTCATTACATTAAAACCATTCAAGACAATCATATGGTATGTAAGAAAGTTGATATTATACCATTAGAAGTTATTGTTAGAAATCTTGCAGCAGGTTCTATTGTTAGACAAACTACAATACCAGAAGGTAAATTATTTTATATACCATTAGTAGAATTTCATTTAAAAGATGATAGTAAGGATGATCCTTTATTAACATATGATCGTATGAAACTGATGGGATACGATCAAGCAGAATTTATAAAACCTGCTTTAGATATTAATAAAATATTGACAAAATTATTTTTTAATATTGGACTTGATTTAGTTGATTTTAAAATTGAATTTGGAGAAGATAAAGATGGTAATTTACTTTTAGCAGATGAGATAAGTCCAGACAGTTGTAGGTTATGGAAAACAGGAACAAAGACAAGTTTTGATAAAGATTTATTTAGAAAAGATAAGGGAGATATATTAGAAGCATACAAACATATTCTTGATAGTTTAGAAAATGAATTTAAGTAGAACACCTCTATATGAATCTGCAATAAAATCAGGAGGGAAGATGGTTCCTTTCTCTGGTTGGGAAATGGCAGTTCAGTTTGAGGGTTTAATTAAAGAGCATAAAACAGTTAGAGAATCTTGTGGGATGTTTGATATATCTCATATGGGTTCTTTAAGATTAATTGGAGAGAATGTAAAAGATAAATTACAATACTTAGTTCCTACTGACTTAGATAGATTAACAGTTGGTAAGGCTTGTTATAGTGTATTGATGAATGATGAAGGTGGTATTCGTGATGATTTAATCATCTATGATCGTGGAGATAATGAAGTAGTAGTTGTTATAAATGCTTGCTGCCTTGAGTCCGATACTGAATGGATAAGAAGTCAATTAGAACCAGAGATTGAAGTTATTGATTATAAAAAAGATGGAGTGTTCTTAGCAGTTCAAGGTAAAGATGCGATTGATATTTTAGAAAAAAGTTTAGATGTAAAATTTAATCTATCAACAAGGTTTAGTCATCAGGTAATTAATATATTTGATGATGAAGCATTTGTTGCTCGCACAGGATATACTGGTGAAGATGGTGTTGAAATATTAATACCAAAAGAATCAGGAATTAAATTGTGGGATGTATTATTAGAGAATGGTGTTGCTCCATGTGGATTAGGTTGTCGTGATACTCTTCGTTTAGAAGCAGGTATGCATTTGTATGGAAGTGAAATGAATACAACTACAACTCCTTATGAAGCATCACTTGAATGGATTGTAAATTCTAAGAAACCATATATTGGTAAAGAAATTTTAGAGCAGCAAAAAGAGAAAGGTGTGGATAAAAAATTAGTAGCCATCACTCTTACAAAAAGAAATATTGCAAGGCACGATTATCCAGTTGTAGATGGTGATGAGGTTATAGGTAAAGTTACAAGTGGTACTTGGTCCCCAAGTTTATCAATACCAATTGCACTTGCATATGTTCCTACTGAACTGTCTAATGTTGGGGATAAAATTAATGTCAAAATTCGTGGAAAATTGGAGCAAGCAACGGTTGTAAAAAAACCTTTTTATTGATATAATAAAAGTATGAGATTTTTATTATGAAACCAGAAATGTTGAAAGATCTTCCAAACTGGGAGAAAGAGTATCTTACTATGAATAAGAACCTTACTGATAGAGAAAAAGAACTCCTTAAAGGAGAACCAATCAAGTCACACGAAGGCATGATTTTTGGTAGAATGTATGCAGATTGGAAAGAACAAAAAGGTTATTCCTTATGAATATATTCGTAACAGATCCTGACCCTGTGAAGTCGGCAGAAGTTTTGCCTGACAAACACGTTGTCAAGATGCCATTAGAAACTTGCCAGATGTTGGCAATCATTTATTCTAAATGGTATTATAATTGGGGTGATGATTTAATACCCAAGAAAGATGGTACACCTTACAATACAGAGAAGGGTGCATTTCGTAATCATCCCTGTACTATCTGGGCAGCAGAAAGTATTGCTAATACTGCTTGGTTAATTCAACATGGTTTTGGATTGCTAGAAGAGTATACGCATAGATATGAAAAAATACATTCTTGTCAAACTGCTATGAATGAAGCAGAAAGAGTGTTTGAAGAAAAAACAGGAAGAACGTTATTATGTCACAAAGAGGCAACACCATTCACATTTGCAGGTCCCGATGAGTTTAAATATAACACAAGGTATGACACTCTTACTGCTTACAAATGTTATATCGCATCCAAACCTTGGGCTTCATCTAATTATCTTCGTGACCCATCCAAAAAACCAAATTGGTTATAACTTATGATTAATTTTATTTTTTCAGCATGTCCGCCAGTGTATACTTTACCTGGTACTTGGAACGATCCAGAAAAGATTGCCAAGTGTAATGAGACATTAATACCACACTTTACATTTAATCCAAATTATACCTTTGGTATATCAATTGCTGTTATTACAATTGTGTTAGCAGGTTATGGTGTATATAAAGGGTTCTTTGCGAATGAAGGATTAAGAGATCCTTGGGATGACCATGAAGATTGATACACAAGGAATGTCCTATGGGACAGGTAAAGATAATGGTAGAAGTATCGAAGAGCAACGTGCTGCTATCCCAGAATACAAACCACCTAAGATAAACATCTTAACAGATGCGCTTAAAGCAGAATTAAAAGAACTTATTAATGAAGTATTAGATGAAAGAGAAGGTAAAGTTAATTGAAAAAGATGATTCTTTATTCCATGAACAGACCAGTACCAAACCATATGATCGTCACCATTATAAGATAATTTGCAAAGATCAATTTTTTGTGGTACAATCCTGGCAGGAAGTTCAAGAGTATTGGTGGAATAGACGAGGGTTTAATTCACCAGTTATTGAAGTGATTGACAAACCTAAAAAATCGAAAGGTTTTAAATAATGAGTGATTTTATATGGGTTGAAAAATACAGACCCAAAACAATTGATGATTGTATACTCCCGAAGACTATTAAAAAGACTTTCCAAGATTTTGTAGCAAGGGGTGAGATACCAAATATGTTATTGTCAGGTCCACCAGGCATTGGTAAGACCACAGTGGCAAAAGCATTATGTCACCAACTTGGAGCAGATTTTTATGTCATTAATGGATCGGATGAAGGACGTTTTCTTGACACGGTTAGAAACAGTGCGAAGAACTTTGCGTCTACGGTCTCTCTTACGAGTGACTCGAAACATAAAGTCATCATCATTGACGAAGCAGACAATACCACTTCCGACGTACAACTCCTCCTTAGAGCGTCTATTGAGGAGTTCTCCAGAAACTGCAGATTTATTTTCACCTGCAACTATAAGAACAAAATTATTGAGCCGTTACATAGTCGGTGCAGTGTGGTTGACTTTTCTATTAATAAAAGAGACAAACCAACTATTGCTGCCGAATTCTTCTCAAGATTAAACTTTATTCTAGAACAGGAAAAAGTAGAAACTGATAAGAAAGTTCTTGCGGAACTCATCAATAAACATTTTCCAGATTGGAGAAGAGTTCTTAATGAGTGTCAAAGATATGCAGTTAGTGGTAAAATAGATAGTGGCATACTTGCTGCTTTTTCAGATATTGCTGTAAATGATCTTATCAAAAACCTCAAAACAAAAAATTTCGGAGAGGTTAGGAAGTGGGTGGTCACTAACATGGACAATGACACTTCTGTTTTATTACGTCGTATATACGATAGTTTATACGATTCATTGGTTAACAGTAGCATTCCTGCGGCTGTTCTCATTATTGCTAAATATCAATTCCAGATTGCGTTTGTCGCAGATCAAGAGATTAATCTTTTGGCAGCGTTAACAGAAATCATGGTAGAGTGTGAATTCAAATGACTATTAAATTAATTCGTATGTGGTCTGGCGAAGATGTAATCGCCGACGTTATTGAAGAGAATGAATATACAGTTACGATGGAGAATCCAATCGTTGCTGTTCCTTCTCAACAACCAGGACAAATTGCATTTGCTCCTTGGTCTCCTTTACATAAAAAAGGAAAAATAAAAGTATCTGAAAAGTATGTTGTTTACATAGGAGAACCTCAAGAAGAAATTGTTGAGGAATATAAAACAATGTTTGGTAAGGTATCAACTCCTACTAAAAAATTGATTATTTAATTATGACTAAATCTTATACAAAACTAAAACATCAAGTGAAATCAAGTAGATACTACATCTTTTGGGGTGCTGCTACTATCGCAGTTATGGCAGGTCAAATTTATGTCGGTAATGGATATCGTCAGATGTCCCAAAAAGTTGGTGATATCACTGATCTTCTTGAGCGTAAATTTGAAATGGACTACGTAGAAAAAAGACGTAGATATTCAGAGGGAATGCAGGGAATACTCCGATTAGATAATCTTAACCCTGATGATTATATCATTTGGGAAGAAGTTAAGTAATGTCTCTTAAATCTCTTAAGACTCCTTTAAGATATCCTGGTGGTAAATCAAAGGCAATTAAGACTTTATCGCAGTGGTATCCTAAAAATATCACAGAATATCGTGAACCATTTATTGGTGGTGGTTCGATTGCAATTGATATTACAAAATCAAATCCAGACATACCAGTCTGGATAAATGATTTGTATGTTCCATTGTATAATTTTTGGGTGCAGTTAAGAGATCGTGGTGAAGAATTGTCAGAGAGAGTTCGTGAAGAAAAACAGAATACTCTTGATGAAGGTGACAAAGAAAAAGTAACTTCAAGTGCAAAAGAATTATTCAATAAGTACAAAGAAGAAATTGATACTTATGATGATTTTGAAAAAGCAGTTGCATTTTTTATTATAAACAAATGCAGTTACTCTGGTTTAACAGAGAATAGTACATTTTCACCAACAGCATCAAATTCAAATTTTTCATTAGTTGGTGCTGATAAGTTAAAAGAGTTTTCAAAGTTAATTCAACATTGGAAGATTACTAACCTTGATTATTCAAAGGTTATGAATGAAGAAGGTACTGATAATACATTTGTATTCCTTGATCCCCCATATGATATTAAAGATTTCTTATATGGTAAGAATAAGGAAATGCATAAATCATTTGATCACAATTTCTTTGCATATGAAGTTTATAAATGCAAACATAACTTTATGATTACTTACAATGTTAATCATCGTTTGATGCAATTATACGCACAATATGAATTAAATTTCTGGAATCTAAGATATTCAATGGTTCATAGGGGAGATAAAGGCACTGACGATAATGTCAAACAAGAATTGTTAATAACTAACTATAACATAAATCCAGTAACACCCATAGAAGAATTACTAACTACATGACAGAATTCATACAAAGACATATCGGTATTACCGAAACAGAACAGGCTCAAATGTTAAAAGATTTGGGTCTTTCTTCGTTAGATGAATTGGTAAGGCAAGTTGTACCAGATTCTATTTTACTTCGTGGAGATACTAATTTACCAGAACCTTGTAGTGAACAACAGGCACTTGAAGAATTAAAAGAAATCGCAGAACATAATATTGTTAGAAGAAGTTTGATAGGACAAGGATATTATGGAACAATTACACCATCAGTAATTCTTAGAAATGTATTTGAAAATCCTGCATGGTACACATCATATACACCATATCAGGCAGAGATATCTCAGGGAAGATTAGAAGCATTATTTAATTACCAAACTCTTGTTACAGAACTTACTGGATTACCAGTTGCAAATGCATCATTATTAGATGAAGGAACTGCAGCAGCAGAGGCAATGATACTTGCATATAATAATTCAAAAAATCAAAATAAATTTATAGTTGATAAAGATATATTTCCACAGACACTTGCAGTATTACAAACAAGAGCAGAACCATTAGGAATTGTAATTCAGCAAATAGATTTTAGTGGTTCAATAGAATTATTTGAATTTGAAGATGCATTTGGATTAATCGTTCAATTACCAAATAATAAAGGTAGATTAAAAAATCCTGATACACTTATTCGTATTGCAGATGTTTATAAGTGTATGAAGATTGCGATTGTAGATCCATTATGTCAGGTTCTAATGGAACCTGTAGGTGAAATGGGATTTGATATTGCAGTTGGTAGTATGCAGAGGTTTGGTGTTCCTATGGGTTTTGGAGGACCTCATGCAGCATTCTTTGCAATAAGTGAGAAACATAAACGTAAGATTCCTGGACGTATTGTAGGACAGTCGGTAGATAGTCAAGGTAATAAAGCATTACGGCTAGCGTTGCAAACAAGGGAACAACACATAAGACGAGACAAAGCAACGTCCAATATATGCACTGCTCAAGCACTCCTCGCAAATATGGCAGGGT